TAATAAGATTAATATTGATATATTATTTAATATATTATTTTTATTCATATTTTAATATTTGAAAAAAACTATTTATAATCAACTAAATAATTTAGAACATAATATAAATTATATTAATTTTTATTATGTTTTATTACAATATTTTTTTCTAATTTTATCATCAAGTCCTGGCCAATCACAGCATCTTTCTGTATATAAATAACCTGGTACATTACAACATGATACTGGTGCAACTATATCACAAAATTTTGATACATCTTCAGCAATCATACCATTTTTTAATGGATTACATTCTTTAACTAGATAATCATAGTTAGCTTTTGTATCTGGTTCTAAAGTAGCATAATTTAAAGTATTTTCAGCAAATCCTGTTAAAAATATTTTACCATAATCTTCATATTTAAAATTTGCAGCTTTAATAGTAAAAGAACCATAATAAAAATTAAATACAATTAATAATAATGGAAATATATAAAATATATATCTAAATTTATACATAAAAGGTACACATTCAGGAGGTATTTTAATTTTATCAGCACCACCAAACTGTAATCTAAAATCTGCAGGTAAATTCATATATACATATGCTAAAAATAATATAACTATTAATAAAATACTTAATTTATAATTTTTATTCATATAATATTTTTTGAAAATATTTACTCAGAATAATCATTTATATCATAACCTCCCATATAATATTTATTACCACCAATTGTATTTAATTCATCATATAGATCATCTGAATTAGAATCAGAATCATTATTCTTTTTAAATCTTTCTTTTATCGACTTAAACCAAGATGGAATTGATTTATAGTTTATAACTAGAAATACAAATGTGATTACTCCAACGAAAATCCAAATAATACGCGTATATGTTTCATCTACTACAGTAGATTTTACATTTACATTTTCGGATGTTTCTATAATTTTTTCTTTGGATTTTTTATTTGATACATTATTTATAAAAATTTTATCAATTCCTGTTGATATAAATGATTCTTTTTTATATATAATTAAAAAAAATATACATATTATTATAATTCCTAATATTTTTTTTTCCATATTATCAATCTATATTAAATATTTTTAAGAATTAAATAATTGACACATTGATTTTATATCAGAATTTGTATAATAATCATTAATAAATTGTAATTTTTCATGTTTATTCATGATTGCATATTCATTTAAAAAAATTTGTATTTTTTGATCACGACTTAATAATACTCCTTGTGCAATTAATCCATTTGAAATTAAAAGTATCATTATTACAAAACCTAATATAATACATAATAATCCTGCTGTACTCATATTAGTTCTTTTTATTTTTTATTTTTACTTTTTTAATTTTTTTAGGTTGATTTTCTTTTAATGATATAAAATATGAATATCCTTGTAATAAACAATCAGCTAAATCATCTTTTTTAGAATATGATTTCATTATATTCTTCCAATGATCATTAATTATATTCATACAAAATTCTATTGATTTTTTTTTACCTTCTGCATATGTTAATTTTGTTTTTTCTTTAGGTTTTTTTACTATTTCTTCTTTAGTTTCTTCTACTATTTCTTCTTTAGTTTCTTCTTTTATTTCTTCTGCACTAACAAATAATCCCATCTTTCGACTAGGTGATATTAATTTTATATTACTAGGTAATAATACTTTTTCATCTATAATCTTTCTTATTATAAACCAAGCATATAATGTATCGGCAATTGCTTTCATTTTTGGATTCTTAAAAGTAGGTTGATTTTCAATTAAAACAATTGTAAAATTTTCAAATTTAATTTTATCTAATTTTTCTATTAATTTAACTTTTAATATTTCTATTGCACTATCAAAATTATATGTTTTTGGTCCATGTTCTTCACATAAATATTTTAAAACTATAGTTTCATCTTTTTTTGAATCTATATTATATTTTGCTTTCTTACTACATTCTGATTCATGACAATAATGTTTTTCTCGAATACGTCTACAATGTTCTTTACAATAATATTGTTTTTCATATATATATTCACCATCACTTTCACAAAAATTACATTGTTCTAATGCTAAATTAATAATTCCCCATTGTTTAATATTTAAATTAACTTTTAATGGTTCATTTTCTGATAAATTAATTGTATATTCTGATAAATTATAGGCTAAATGCTTAATACCGACATCCCATGATAAAATATTCATATAAATATACAATTTATATATTTATATACTTAAAAATGTTTCCTACATACAGCACTATATAATTCTGATCCTCCAACTTCAATTATATTATTATTTGATATGATTTTTTTAGTAAATATTGCAGGTGTACCATCATTACACACTTTACATAATGCTTTCATAAATATAATTTCATCCGCATGTGGAATTAATGTATGAATTTCACCAAATAATTGTTTATTTGCATCACCATTTAATCCTGCAATATATATGTGTTTTGTTTTACACCATTCTACTACATATTTCGATAAATCTGAAAAAAATTGTCCTTCTTCAATTAATATAACATCATAATTATTAATTAAATCTGCAATTACTTCTAAATTACTACATGACATACATGGTTCTGTTAATTTATCATGGGTTATAATTTCTGATTTTTTAGAGTATCTATTATCTATAATTGGTTTAACAATTAATATTCTTTGATTTAAAGTTTTATATTTTCTCACTATTTGTATTAATCTAGAACTTTTACCTGAAAACATAGGACCTAATATTAATTCAAGATAACCCATTTTATTTTACTGTAACTTTTTATAAGTAACAATTCTTTATTTCAATTTGTAAAATTTGAAATCTATATATAAAGAAATCTATATATATAGATATAAAGACTAAATGGAATGGATAAACAATACCCATATAAATGAAGTTGCAGTATTACCTCAAATTTCAATATCAACTATAACAACAACATTAAAATTTAATTGTAAATTTGATTTGATAAATATATATAGATATATTAAATTAGATACAAATAACATTGTTGGATTTAAATGTAATGGTTGGGTCCGAATTATATTAGGTAATACCATTCATTTTTTACCTCCTGCTCCTCAAGATGAAGATGTTGATAATTCTGATGATGAAGATACCGATGTAGACAATAAAAACGTAAAACCAAAAAAACTACCATCTCATTATAATGAACTTAAAGCACATTATACAAATTTAAAAATTAAAAGAAGTAAATTTAAATTTTTTAATCAAGTAACAGCATATATTAAATTAGGTGTAGATAGATATATTAACGTTAAAATATTTAAAAATGGTTCTTTACAAATGACTGGAATTAAAAAAATTAATGAATGTAATATAATTATTAATAAATTATTTAGTCAAATATTAGATCCAGTTAATAGTGATACTATTCCTGCATTACCTGCAAATACAATGTTACCTGATTTTATAAATAATGTAATTCCGCCAAATACAATTATAAATTTTATTGAAAAAAATGAAGAATTAAAAGTAACAAATTTTAATATACGAATGATAAATAGTAATTGTAGAATACCATTTAAAATTAATCGTGATGCATTATTTCAAATACTTAAATCTGAAAAAATTAAATGCAGATATGATCCTAATAGTCATGCATGTGTAAATATTCGTCACGACATTAATAGTAATGATAAAGTATCAATATTTGTATTTCAATCAGGTAGTATCATTATTACTGGAGGAAAAACAATAAGTGATATTAATAATGGCTATCATTATATTATGAATATTATATCAAAACATTATGAAGCAATAAAGAAAAAAGATTTAGATGAATATATTAATTCATTAGATGACAATGAAGAAAATACAAATCTTATAAATTTAAGTCATAGTTAATTATTTAATGAATCATTACTAAATTGATTAAAGAAATTATCTATATTATTAGGAACATTATTTTTTGCTTTAAATAAACTATTGTTTATGTAAGGATTATTATATTCCATATCAGGAGGATAATAATTTGGATAAGTACTTGGTATTGCAATATTTTTTAAATTTGAAACAAATGGTAAATAATCACTAGTTGGTAATAATCCTGTACTAGATAACATAATTGATGGATAATTTTTTAATGATACATCACCATTTGATATACTATTTGGTGGTTGATAGGCATTTACTGGTGTTGGTGAATTTCTCGCTAATAAACTTTCTTTATTATCACGGAAATACATATTTCTTTCACCTGAACCAGTAGATGTTGCACTTACACTATTACTACCTGCCATTGGACCAGTAAAAGATGCATTTTGTGCTTGTCTTTCTGTTTGCATAGGTGTTACATTTTGTGCAATATAACCACCCATATTTTCCGAACCCATATAACCTGCTAATGGTGTTGAATTTATACGCATAGTAGATACAGGATTTGTAGTTGTTGAAAAATGACCGTTACCACCAACGTGAGAAACTGGTAATCCCATTAAATTATTACTAATAATTCTATTTGTGCTTAATGGTTGATACATAGATACTTCTCCTGTATTATATCCTCCACCCATAATACCAGTAAAATTAGCATTCATGTCTGCTCGTAATGTAGACATTGGTTGATACATTGATACTTCACCTGTTCCATTCGCATTATTACCCATTATACCTGTATAATTTGCATTTGTATTTAAACGATGAGTATTTGTGGGTTGATACATTGATACTTCTCCTGTACCAATTGCATTATTACCCATTATACCTGTATAATTTGTATTTGTTGTTGCACGTTGTGTATATAATGGTTGATACATTGATACTTCTCCAGTTCCATTAGCATGATTACCCATTATACCTGTATAATTTGTATTTGTATTTAAACGATGAGTATTTGTAGGTTGATACATTGATACTTCTCCTGTACCAATTGCATTATTACCCATTATACCTGTATAATTTGCATTGGTATTTAAACGATGAGTATTTGTAGGTTGATAAGTAGATACTTCACCATTACCATTTGTATTATTACCTAAACCACCTGTATATGTTGAATTTGCAGTAGATCGTTGTGTAATATAATTATTATATGTACTTATATCTAAATTGGGTAATGTTTGTAAATCACCACCTCCGATTATAGATTGATCTAATCCAGCTAATGTTGTTTTAAATGGTTCATGTATTGCACCAATATTATCTTTTGAAACAACTGCTTCAAAATTACCTGGACCCATAACCCCTTGTTCAAATAATTCAAAATTACCTCTATGACTTTTATCAAAATTAAAATTACCAATATCTGTTGGACCTTGGAATGTACTAATTGTTGGCATTATATTATAATCTTTATCTAATTCACCATATGTAATTGGTTTTCTATTTACAACATCACCTACAATACCTCTATTACCTTGACCACTTGCACCTTTAACAGGTAATTGTGTTTCTGATATTTGTGGATTATCTGCTCTACGTAATTCATCAATTGTTTTAATAGGTGGATTATAAGGATCATGAAATCCTACTTTACCATCTTCATATGGACTAATATTTAAACCTGGTGTAACTTGTACTTGATCAAAGGGACGTTCTCCTTTCTTTTCTTTACCTGAAAAATATCGATCTTGTATTAAATCAACTTGATTTGGTGTACCACGTGTATATGATGTCATCATAACTGGTGCAAAAGCAGTAGAAAATCCTTCATCAAAATTTTCAATAATATTAGGTATTTCTTTTTTTGCAAAATAAAATCTCGACGATCCTGTATATATATCTAATTTTTGTTCCATATTTCTTGAATTGTCTTCAGTAATTAATAAACCTTTGTCTTTAAAAAAAGGTTGCATATTATTGTGTATCAATTCTTCTTTGTTAAATATTTTATATGTCATATCATCATCATTTTTATCATAAGGTGTCCAACTTTCAGGTAATGTTAATTTACCCATATTTGATGGTGTTGCTTTACTATTATTGATTACCATTGGTGAAAATTGTTCATCTAATGTTGTTAATTTATTCACTGGACCTTCCATTAAATTTCTACTATTTTCATAGAGTTTTAACATTGTTTCACCATTTGTATTATTAAATTTTTTATTTGATGATAAATATTTATTTTCATTATCTAATGTATAAACTCTTTTATTATATAAATTTGGTATTATATTGTTATTGTTAGGATCTTGTGATAATAATTTTTTTTCAAGAGTGACTGAATCCATTGCTTCTAATACTTTCTTTTTTTGGTCAAAGCCATTTGATGTTGTATACACATCTTCATCTAAATTTTTTTCATCTTTTTCAATATATTCATCATCTGTTTGATTTGCAAATCTTTCACTTATATATTTTCCAGCTAATCCTAATAAACCTATTGCTAATACTTCCATATTATTATTATTAAATAAAAATAATATAAAATATTTATTTTAATGCAACTTCATTTCTAATAGTTTCCATTTGTTTTTCTAATACTTGTTTCATATCATATCTACTACTTCTACCAAAACGATTATTTCCAGTTGCATCTCCATTTCCATAAAATACCCATTCTCTAGCATCAATAATATTATCATATATTACATTATATGCTTTTTCACGAAAAACTTTATTATCCATATCTAATAATGAATTTTGAGTATCTAAATCTGGAGCACATTCATTATAAACTGGTGAAAAGTTTTGTACTTGTTCTAATAATTTTTTCTTCTTTTCTTCTAAAGTATTTCCAGACATGTATTTTGTATCTGAATAATCTCTTGCTAATTTATTTTCTATATCTACACGTAATGCTCTATTACCAGTATCTACTTCACCTGTATCACCAGTTCTATTTGCTCTAGGTCCATTATATGATACACATTTTTTACTATTATCCCATGTATCATCATTAATTTTATAATAACTAGGACGAACTGTTTGTGTTGCTAATTCTTCTTGAAATAATGAATCGTATTTAGTTCTTGCATAAATTCCTGACATTCTATATATTTTATATATATAAAATTAATTTATATAAAATATATTTAACTAGGTACAGATGTTGACATTTTTGGTTTAAATTGTAACATATTAGTAGGAACAATTTCGCGATCATTTAACATTGGTACTACAACATTTTCATAATCACATTTATTTTTACCAGAAGGTTCACATGCTTGAAATTTTTTATTTGCACATTTTGATTCAGGTAAAGCAAGTAATAATAAATCATTTTCTATTTCTACACGTCGATCTTTGCTTTGTAAAGTTTGAGGTAATTTAGCTCCTTGATTTTGTTTGCTTGTTACATAATTTTCATTATAAGGTAAAAAGATTTGATATAATTCAGGTGATTTAGTTGTAGTTGTATATTGTTCAGTTGCGCATTCATCGTATTGTAATCTATCAAATATTCCTGCCATTTGTATATAATTATAAAATAGAAAAATTTATAATTATAAATAAATTATCCACGATTTTTTGTATTCAAATATCGCGTATCTTCTCCACCAAGATTTTTAAATACTGGTAATGCAGTTAAATAATATGGAACATCAGGTATTCTTTCAGAATCTTTTACAATTGGTCTATAATCATTATTTCTTGTTTGTTCTCCTAAATATATTTTTTCATACATATTTACATCACCGAATCCTCTTCCTAATGTTTTTTGAGGAGGTGCCATATATGATGACAAATCAATATTTTTTCTACGAGGTGTTGATTTAAATGTGTAAAATTCTCCTTTATCTTTTACTCTATCATATTCTTGAATTATTGTTTGTAATACATCATTATTTGCATCAAAATAATTTGATGGTGCATTTGTTGATACAAATTCATTTGAATTAATACTACCAAAATTTTCTAAATAATTTCTTTCTGGCATATCTGTTGTTACTAATTCTTTTTTTTCTGTATTTGTAGTACTAAATAATAATCCATTTTCACTTACAATATCTTGATAATTAAAATTACGATTGGTTGGCATAAATCCAACTGTATTTACTGAACTATTTGTTGGCATATAACTATTTTGTGTTGTATTATTTTTATTTGTACACTGATCACATGAACTATTTCCTATAGCATCCATATTTTTTGTAAAATCAACATATTTAAGTTTTTCTTCTTGTCGAGACATATATTAAGACTAGAAAATATCTTACTAAATATAAAATGCAAAATAATATATTTAAAATTTTTGATGATATTTATTCTGAATCCCCTAAACCACCTAAATCTATTTTATTAGAAATTGATATTCTTGATTCAAATTCTTCTACAGAAATTTCGTCAACAAAAATATCAGATATATTTGAAATATTTCTTCATATGCTTGTGTATGGTTTTAATAAATTAGAATTAAATTTTAGTATGGAAAATATTAATTTATTAAATAAATATTTTAATAGCGTAGGTATAAATATTTTAATTGAATTTGAATTATTTAATACAATTTTATTTAAAGATCCTCGATATCTAAATAGATATTGTATTATAAATAATCTAAATTCACCATCTTTTATGATGAATGTTATAAATAAAGAATATCATAATTTAAAAGAATTAATTGCAATCTATCAAATTGAATATGAATATCTTGTTTTTATTCGTTTTGATTTTTTATAATTAACTAATTTATCGAATATATAAATTAAATATATTCAATAATTATGGACTCACAAGAAATATTTAGTATTATAAATTCAGTTTATGAACAATCATCAATTATAAAAGTTTCAGAATTAACACAAACTGAATTAAATGCAATATCAAAAGTATTTACATCTGAACCATATGCATCAGATCCTAATTTCCTACAAGTTAAACAATTTGCCACAATTATTTATATATATGTAAACCAATTTGTAAATAAAATTAAATTAGAAGGATTACCTCCACAACTTACAGATATTTCACAAATGAATCAATTAGATTTATCTATATATTCTATATTATTTAATCAAGATGAAATACCACCTCAAATGCCAACATTATTATTAATGGCTGTACAACTTGCATTTATTATATATATAGAAGCCGTACAAATTATACAATCCGATATTAATAAATCATCACCTAATGACATAAACAATATCAAAAAACTTACTATTACTTCATTAGCTTCATTATACAAATTATTTTTAAAAATATCATCTGATACATCTGGTCCACTTGTAGAAATTAAACAATTAGCATATGCAATATATAATCAAATTACAACAATTGTACAAAACCCACCAATTGAAATTGGGCAACTTGCACAAATTATACAAAATCAAATATTAGAAACACCTGCACTATATAAATCACTACCATATATATCTGAAGAAATCAATATCCTACTTATGTATGCAATACAAACTGCATATATATTATATCCAGAAATATTAAATTTAGTTCAAAATGAACTTGATTCTGAATCAACTACTGAATCAACTATAACAAAAAATAATGTACTTAATTATACACCATCAATAAATAATACACCATCTATAACTAATACACCATCTATATCTAATAACACAGATAATAAATTAACAAATATTATTAAATTTACACATCCATTTATGTTTGTTAATGCAATTATACATAGTATTATTATATTTTTAGAATATTATATAAAAGACTAATCATCAAAATCATTATATCTTTATTTTAATATATTCATTTTAATATCTGGCATTATATCATTGTACATATGGTTTAATAAACCTCTAAATAAATATTAATTCAAAAAAAAACTAGGATACATACAATTTACATTATCTGATTTACATCTCTTATTAGAATCAAGTGCTTTTAATAAT